AGCATTTAACATCCAGAACATTGCATCTTTGTTTGTCGTGTCTGCACCAACAACATCTTTATTACACAGCGGCGCACCAACAAGTGCTGCAAGTGGTATAACAACATCTGCTTTTTTCAACAGAGGCGTCATATGATATGGATTACGAATGTCTCCATTTACAATGGTAAGTTTTTTGTTTTCACAAAGATGATTCAGTCCAGTTTGCTTGTACATGAAGTTGTCAATGACAGTCACTTCATGTCCTGTCTGAAGTAAATACTCTGTTAAAATGCAGCCAATATAGCCAGCGCCGCCAGTCACCAATATGTTCATATTATACCCTATTCAGTACAGTTGTGATTTCGTCAATTGCCATCTTACTTAATGTTGGATAGTTACCAATGTAGAACGAATAAAAGTGCATGTGATCAGTGTTTGGAAAGTTCTTGTAATGATCTTCTGGCACAATGTTCTTCAAGTATGGTTGACGCAGTTGATTGCCGCCACCAGCAGAACCACGACGAAACTCAATTTGTTCATCACGCATCTTACCCATCAATCTTTGAGCAAACTCTTTGTTTGCATACTCTGGCTGCAATACAATGTTAAAGGCATAGTTGCTGCAACCAATCAATCTAAAATCAACCTTATACTTTTTCTGGTCTAGTTTAGCCAAAAAGTAAAATAGATTCTCATTACGTAGTCTAACATTTTCATCCAAATGTTTCAACTGATTTTGACCAAGTATACCGCCAATCTCATTGTTACGCATGTTGTATGCTGGATAGGCAAAGATAAAGTCAGAGTTCAACTCAGGGTACTCTGCCTTATACTTCTCGGACATTTCTTCTGATGCACACTCACGAACCATACCGTGTGAACGAAGCATACGAACTGTGTGATATACTTCAGGGTCGTTTGTACATACCATACCACCTTCAATGGTAGACATGTGATGTGCAAAGTAGAAAGAGAAGTTAGACATCCAACCATAACTACCCAACAGTTTACCGTTGTGTGTTGCACCATGTGATTCACAGACATCTTCAATCAAAGGTATGCTACGATGACGTAGAACTTCCAATACTCTGTCAGATAAACAATCAAAACCTTGTGCATACGTAATAAACACTGCTCTTGTTTTATCAGTGATTGCATTGAGTATGCCAAAATCATTCATGCCAAGTGTATCCAAATCAATGTCAACAAATACTGGTGTGAAACCACATTGAATAATAGATGCGATATCAGATACCCATGTGAATGGTGGCACAATCACTTCACCACCTTCTGGATGTTTGATCTTCAACATTGTCATTGACAATAGATTAGCAGAAGCACCTGAGTTGACAAACACAGAATATTTTACACCAAGCCATTTACTCCATGCTTCTTCAAAAGCACGGCACTCAGGACCATTTGTAAGTTTAGGATTATCTTTTTTAAGATGTTCTATTACCAAATCTAAATCTTCTCTAGTAATATTGTCTGACATTAAAGGATACTTCATTCTCACTCCATTATAATTTTAGAGCCTTCAAAATCAAATCTGAAGGGCACCCATACATTAATTTCTGGTATTGCTTGTCTTATCTTCTCATGTGCATCAGGCGGTGCAAGAAACATAAAGAATCCACCACCACCCGCACCCATCAATTTACCACCGTATGCACCAGCATTCATTGCTTTATTGTATATTGTATCTATGTAACTAGTTGTAACACTATCCGTGAGTTCTCTTTTCCGTTTCCACTGATAGTCTAACAACTCACCTATGTTTTCTATTTTACCATGATTTTCAAAAATATACAATGCATTATTTGTGACTGAAGTTATTTCTTCCAATAACTTTGTAGACTTACCCTCTTTGATAGCATCAATTTGGTGTTTGGCGTGAACACTTGAAAATCTATCAATGCCTGAAAAACCTAGCATGATATGTTCTTCTAGGTTGAGTGTATAATCATCTTTAATTCTTAGGTCACGAACATTGATACCCTCATCAGATAATTCAATGACACGAATGCCACCATAAGCCGCCATGATTTGGTCTTGTACACCAACAGACTCACCAATACAGTTCTGTTCTATATTGATAGCATCAATTGCAAGACCATACGGCGTTGGCAATTTTTTCTTTGAAGCCAGTATGGCGTGAATCAATCCAACAGTAAATGAAGAACTTGATCCAATGCCTGAACGAGCAGGTAAATCGCCGTCATGGCTAATAGAAATCCCATTAGGTATATCATAGTATTTCAAACACTCCCTTACAGAAGGATGATCTATTTGTGAAATATCTGATACGCTTTCAATTTTAGAATAGATAACTCTATTCACATAGTCAAAGTAAGGCGGTAACTTCTTTAAACTTATATAGCAGTAGTGTGCCATGGCAGCAGATATGACCTTAGAAGGTCTGTTTTGATACCATGCTGGATAATCTGTACCACCACCAAACAAAGAAAGACGATAAGGAGTTCTAGATATAATCATTTTTCGTTATAGTAGTCTCCGTACTCTACAAGTATCGTAGCAATACCATCTTTTCTTTCATATGCCTTTGTATATGCAGGCATAATATCTTCTGGTTCTTCTAGTCTTATCACATCAACATTTTCACACAACATTCTAAAAGCATCGGTGTAATCACCGACATGTTGGTGTTGTGGGTGCAAAGGTCTTTCTGAGCCAATACTTGTACGAATGATGATACGTGGTTTGTAATCAGACATCATCGTAATTTTATCAACATGATTGACAAGTTGATTTGTTGCACAGATTAAAAAATTCCATCGTGGATAAATGCTCACAGGAATAAAACCAGCAAGTGCAAGACCAAGTGTCATACCCATTTGTGTGTCTTCAAACACAGGCATTTCTAACAACTGTTCTTTTGGTACATCTTTCAATGTGTTTGTCATGGCAGTGCCAGCATACTCAACTGCTTGACCCATGAACATTACACGTGAATCTTTTGACAGCATCTCCATTGCTGCTTTGAGTTCTTCAAAGTATTTCAAAATTGCACCCTCATTCCTGCACCAGCATGTGGATATTTGGTTTCATATTCATAGTAATAAATGTATTCTTGGTCAAGATGTTTGTATAATGATTGATTTAAACCCCATGTCTTCATCGTGTCTGTACACACTGACTTACCATTGTCTTCAACAATAAACTTGATAGGCAAATTATTAGCCATGCTGTACTTTAAGTTCTCAGAAAAGACGCCCGATTCAGCAGTCATGTCACCAACAAAACAATAAACTTTTGTATCAATCTTTTTTCTCTTCATAGCCATTGCAGCACCAACAGCAATTGGTATGTTACCACCAACGATTGCTGATGAGTAGATATTGAATTCTGGATAGCACAGTGAAATTGATTTGCCTTCCAAAATATCTTTTTCTATTTGTTCTGGTGGTACACCTTTCAGCAAACATTGATAGTGTGAACGCCATGAACAGAACACCCAATCTTTTGAACGAATATCTTTAAAGATTTTAATCAGTTCATTTTCATTGCCATAGTAAAGATGAATTGGCGCACGAATACGAGCATTATTAAAATGCTCTGCCATCTTCTCTTCAAATTCTATAAGTTCTTGCTTAGTCACCTAGTATCTTCCTCTTCAATTTAATCTTTGACATCTCTTGAATGTTCTGTCTTGATTGTGTGCCAAATTTATTCTCAACAAGATTTAGAAATGGTTCATGTGAAAAGTATTTGTGCCATGCTTCATCACGAAACTTTAAAACTTCAGCACCAGTTAGTGCTTTTGTTCTGAGTGGTTTACAATCATATGAAAGAAATGCAAACTCTTCAAATGTCTCTGGCAATTCCCATTTATTATTAATTGCTTCCATGTATAGTGGACTGCCAGGTAATGCCATTGCTGCATAGAAGTTTGCATGTTCACAATTCAACTCAAGTGCAAGGTCAAGTGTCTCTTGCATTGTTTCTTGTGTGTCTTCTGGAAAACCAAACATGTAATTACCAAGTACGTTGATGCCTGCATCTTTGATATCTTGTACAACTTCACGAATGTCAACTTGCTTAAAGCGACCTTTATCAATCTCTAAACGAACTTGTGGATTACCTGCTTCAATACCAAGTGCAAGCCAATTAACACCTGCTTCTTTAAATAGTTCAAGTTGATCCTTGCGAACAGAATCAACACGTGCATATGCCCAAAAGTTAAACTTCATACCACGATCAACAAGACCTTGTAAAATAGGCACATAGTATTTCTTGTTCAGAAAGAACATTTCATCAGTCAAACGAACTGTACGCACACCGTTTTCCCACAGAAACTCAAATTCTTTGAGCATCAATTCTGGTGAAAAGAAACGCATACCACGTGAGTCTGACGATACTGTACCTTGCTGATACGATGTACGATTCACGATGTTGATCATACAGAAGTTGCAACCAAATGAGCAGCCTAATGATGTTGAGATTGCGGCAAACGGTGTACGATCTTCATCTAAGAAGTTTGTATGCCAATAATGTGCCCTGTACTTGTCTAAAAGATTTGTTTTCTTTGGTAGCAAATCCCATGCATAACCAGGCATTACACGATCCATGTCTTCTGTTTTGACAATTTCTCCTGGTGCACCTGTTGCAGCAAAGCCATGCTTCTTATAAACAAGACCACGAACTTTATCCAAGTGATCTTTGTAGTTTGTTTGAAGTAGGTCTAGTAAACCATATACACCTTCATTGATGAATACAAAATCAACATAAGGTAAACCAATCACATCATACGGCAATGCAGATGCATGAGAGCCAATGAATACAGTTTTGATTGAAGGCCGAATGAGTTTGAGTTGTCTTGCTAGTCTTGATGCACCAATCATCATTGTGGTGCCTGAGTTTGGATTTTGTCCATAAAGAACAAACACTGCTATGTCTGTATTCGTAGCAGAGATACGATGAGCCGAATGCTCAAGGTCTGGTGATGGGTCCGCATCAAAGTCTAAGATACAAGGATCATGTCCTTCTTTACGAACTGCTTGCGCCAAAAGGAGTGCCCATGTCGGCGGCTCAATAGCCGAATATTTTTGTGACAGGTCCTGATAGGCCTGCTTGGCACTGCTTGGTATCACAAATGTCACCACTTTTGACATAACAAAAATTCCTATTAATGAAGTTTTTTATTCTTTGCTTCTTGTATGCTTTGAATAACTTCTTCTATGATTTGATGTTGCACATCTTCTTCTTCTTGCTCTTGTTCTTCTAAGAGATTATCAATCATCTTATCTGAATCTGCCATCTCTTCAATTGTTCGCTCAACAAGTTTGTCATAGTATCGTATCATTGATTCTTTAGGCTCTACAACAGTCACGATGTCTGAATAATAAATCATCGCAGAGTTTTCTTTGATCAACTCTACTGGTAACCATGGCATCATCATCATGACCGTTTGACCTGTAGGTAAACGACGAAACACAATACGCATAGGATCGTTGATTTGTATTTGATCAGAATTCTCTTCTTCAAACATAGAAGCCATGATATCTTCACCAGATTGCATTCTTATAAGTTTGACGTTATGCATTCTTGACCTCTATATTGTAAAACTTGTACTTAAACTTTTCTTCATCGTATATCCTAACACGTTCTTGCAAGTGTTGCAAGGTATAGTTTACATGTTTACCTATACGAAAGTCATCGGCTATATCATAGAGAACTGCTTCACTTTTGTTATCACCTATTCTTAGACCTCTACCAATTGATTGTAGATTTCTAACCCTTGACTTAGACGGTGATGCAAAGATGACATTATGTAGATTGCGAATGTTGATACCCGTACTAAAGGTACCGTATGATGCCACGATAATGGCATTGTTTTGTTTTTCGGTAATAGCACGAACTTGTTCACGGACATCAACGTCTGTGCCACCATAAACAAAAAACACATGACGATTGGTGGCCTTTTCTTCAATCATCTTGTGTAGATGTTTACCATGCTTCTCTACTAGATTGAATAGTATAAGTGAGTTGCCTTCAAGTGACAATGCAAGATTACGTATGAATTCATTTCTTGCGGTACTTCTTACTATGTAGTCTATCTCAGATTGATAATCCCAACCTCTAGAGAGTTTACACACCTCTTCAGAATATTTCAGTACCAGACACTTAATACGGAAGTCTGCCAGTTGTTTATTCTCAATCAGTTTAGCAGTAGTGGTAGACTGATACACAGGACCAAATAGTCCTTCTAACACTAGTTTGTGAGTCTGTGTGCCGTCAACTGTACCTGTGCAACCAATACGATATGATGCATTCTTCAGACCAGTCATAATGGTAGTCAATGACTTTGCTTTGAACTGATGTGCTTCATCACCCAATACAAAATCAAATTGCTCAAAGTATTCTGGTGGATTCTTGTAGATAGATTGCCATGTGGTAATGGTTAGAAACTTATCTGTGTGCTTCTCTTTGCCTGAATACTGACGATGACAATAAGTGTCTGCATCATAACCATATGACTTGAAATCGGAATACATTTGCTCAACAAGTGATGTTGTTGGTACAATCAGTAATCCTTTTCTGTAATCTTTGTATTGTAAATACCGAAGAATAAGATACTGTATCAGAGACTTACCTGAACCAGTGGGTGATAACAACAACATTCTCTTTCTTCTTACGGCAGTAATGAATGCTTTGTATTGATACTCCCTTACACCTTCTGTTATAATGGTCTTGTCCAAATGAAGTTGCTCCAAAAACTCATTGGCCTCCAATGCTGAAAAACTCTCTGTATTGTTTACAGCAGCATCAACCTCAAGTTTGTAACCTCTTTCTTCACAGAACTTTTCAATGTAAGGTACAAGTCCATGGTAGATAGTGTATGTTCGTAGGTCAGCAAGTCTTATCTTACCATCCCAAAGACGATTCTTGTACGCTGGCATGAATTGATAACCAGGTACAAAGAATGTAAAGTAGTCTGCAAGTTCTTGTGCGACACTTTTCTCACACGTAAACCTGATGAATGCTTCATTTTGTTTATATAATATTAAATCAAACACCTTGTATGAATTTTTCCCAGTCAATGAATGAACGAAGTTCCCATGTTCGGTTGTTCAATTCTTTTAATATTGCCTGACAGACTTCAACAATTTCTTCATGCAACAACTTCTTTGCAAGGTACTTATTGATATCTTCATCCGCTTCTAAGTATGTATTGATCTCAGATTTGAGTGTAAATGGAAATGGCTGCCAACCATATTTGGTCAAATCTTCATCATCAAGTCTACCTGTATAGTATTCCCATTTCAACTTACGCCATTTGTTGTAGTTGAACTCTGCTTCTTTGGCTAGTAACCGATGTGAAGAAAGAATGTTCAGATACTTTGAGTGAAGTTTGGGAATATCAATCAGTGCTTTACCTGGTTCAGTGCGGTCAATGTTAGAATCCGCAGTCCACATTTGTAATACTTCGTCAAGTTTGCTCATATTATACCTCCTATTAGGAGTATATCACAATTAAAATAATTTTTCTACGTTATAATAGGTAAATCTGAATGTAGCGTCTGCTGTGATGATTGTATCTGGTGTGTCAGTAGAAGACATAACAAAACCAGATAGTGAAATTGGAAATAAATCTTTGAAGTTGAAACGGTAATAAGGTTTGTTTGATGCAGAAAGAATAGTCACTGCACCATCAGAATACTGTGGAGTCTTTGTTGGTATTGCTGAAGCAAATTGATTTAGTTTTGACAAATTCTGATATTCTTCATACTCAGTTGGGAATGTTACTGCACGAAGCCAGTCATGTACTTCTAACCACGACAACATTTCAGCATCAACAATAAAGGTAACATTCAACACATCATAGATTGCTTTTTCACCAGGAGCATACAGTTCAACAAATGGGTTCTGTACAGGAATTTCTGAAGTAGAAAGACCAGGTAAAGAAATTGTTTGAGTAAAGTATTGCAGATTCGGTGTACGAGCCAGATTCAGCGTAAACTTATTCGGCTGTAACGAATTTGGATTTGTAGGGTTACGTGTAAGGACTGTCATACTCTTATTTATGCACCATAAAAAAAGAGGCTCCCGAAGGAGCCTCTCTAAATCCCACTCTACGGTGGTTATTTAATTACATCAGGTTTGCGATACGGAAGCCACGGTAGTAGTTGTTGCTCTGTGTTGTCAGAGCGCCGAGGCCTTGATCTGTACCTTCTGCGAATGGATTTGCTACCAGACCGTAACGAGTCTTGAAGCCAATCTTTGGCTGGAATGTACCAGTATCAACTGCACGAACCATTTGCAGCGGTACGTATGGGCAGTAGAACATACCAGCATCGTATGCGTTTGTGCCTTTGTAACCAACTACAGCAAATTCGGATGTCGAACCAACTGGGAAGTATGGATCGATGTAAACTTTGATACGACCGAAGATTGTACCAGCAAATGTATTACCAGTATCGTCAACTGTCAGTGATACTTGACCAGCAAGTGCTGAGTTATAGTCAAGGATACCAGCCATCGCCAAAGCAGATGCTACGTCTGAAGAACAGATAACGATGTTACCTTTTCCACGACGGGTTGTCTTAGCGATTTGGTTTGCTTCACGCTCAATCTGGAATGCCAGACCTTTGATCTTTTCAACCATCCAACGACCGTTTGAGTCTGTGTCAAGGTTGAATGCGCCTCTAGTTGTTGTACCTGCTTGGCAACCTGGCTTAGCAATCTTGTAGATTGTACGGATAACTTCACGGTTGATTTCAGCAAGAATCTCAGCAGACAGAATGTTAGCCAGTTCTGTTTCAGCGTCAAGACCATGAACTGCTTTCAAGTCTTGTGCCAGTTCCATTGAGTATTCTGCTTTCAGCGCACGTGTACGGGCTGTTACAGTGACTTTCTCAATTGAGAATGCCATTTCTTGGAATGTGTTACCAGCAGCGCCATCACCCAGTGCTTCAGCAGAACCAGTTGTCATAGCACCAGTTGGAGCAGCGTTACCTGTAAACAGATAATCTGTTGTGTTACCAGCGATTGTCATTGAAGAAGCAACGATTGCACCGTTAGCACCCGAGAATGCTGTGTTTGCTTCGTTGTAGAATGCTTCGTTACCGCCTTGTGATGCATACTTAGTACGCATTGCAAAGATCAGACCTGTAGGACCTGTCATTGGCTGAACGCCGCAAACGTCATAAGCGATCAGGTTAGGCAGTGAACGACGAACCAGGCTGATCAGGATTGGATCGAAACCAGCAACTGGACCAGCAGCAGCAGAACCGCCACTAAAACCACCTGTACCAGCAAAGTTAGTTGGTGAACCAGTTTCACTCAGAATACCTGCTTCTTTCATCATTTCTTGAGCTTGGTTCTCAAGAATTACCGCTGTAACGGCTTTACGATATGGGTCAGCAATTTTTGGCATATCTGGATGATCCAGTACACCTTCCCATTTGTTTTGTAGATTTTCAGACAAATACATCTTTGTATCTCCTTAGTTTATTATTTAAATTTTTGTTCTTGAAATTGCATTAACAACCGAAGCAACGTATGGATCAGCGGATACTTTCTTTTCGCTACCATCGTCTTCTACTTCTTCATGAAGTTGTGCAACATCGGCTTTTTTAACGCCTGATGGGAAGTAATTCTCACGAATTGTCTCAAGTTTTTCTACGAACTCTTCCTCTGTGGAGAATTCAACACTCTCTGCAAGTGACTTGATTTTTTCTACTTGAGTTGCTGTGAGACCTTCGCAAACTTCATTTACTAGTTGTACTTTAATTGCTTCAGTAAGTTGTTTCTTGTACTGAATATTGGCTTCAATTTCTTCATTCAATTTAACTTCCAGTTCTTCGACTTTAGATGCAAGTTCATCTACCAGTTCGACTTTATCTTCTGGAACGTTGATGTAGTTTTCGGCAAACAGATTACGCAAACCAGCAATAAAGTCTTCAGTGATTTCGGAACGCAGACCGCTTTCAATAGCGATTTCGTTCTCTTGCATCCACTGCTCTACTACGTAGTTTAGGTAATCATCTACCTTTTCTGTAAGTTCAGATTTGATTTCTTCAAGAGCCTCGGCTAACATGCCAGCATATTCTGCTTCCATTTGTTCTTGAATCTGTGCAACACGGTCAAATACACGTGCTTCAAAGATTGTAGCAGCCTTTACTTTGAAGTCTTCTGAAATGTTTGAATCGTCAGCAAACAATGAAGCAACATCTTCTTTCATTTGTGCTTTCATTTCTGCGATTGCTGATTCGTCATCAATCAGTTCTTCTTCTTCGTTGGTTTGTTCAGGCATCATTGCTGTACCTGTACCCGCTTTCATGTTCTTGTCGCCAAGTTGAACATCGCTTGATGCAGCAGAAGGCTTAGTTGTAGGTGCTGTTGCACTCTTAGCACTACCTTTGCTTGACAACTTGTTAGAATCATCAGTAGGTTTGTTGTTCTGTGGTGTAGGACCGCCTAAGTCTTCAGGTGTTCCAGGATTGCCTGGAGGTGTATTCTGAGTTAATTTAGGCATTGGCATACCAGGAGCAGATGACTTGCTTCCTGCAAGAATTTCTGCCGCTGCTTCCATGAGTTTGTTTGTTGCCATTGAATATCTCCTTATGATTTCTTATTTATAAATTTTAAAGTTTTCGTAGGAAGTTTTCGAA